GGCGACGTGTTCACGATCAAGATATACCACATTCCACACGACCCCATTTATCTTAAATGCACATTTTATGTAGATGAGAGGGCAATAGGTTGCGCCATCAATGACGATAAGGGTTTTCATGGCTCTCTAACAATAAAAAAGGGAAGCCAATACTGGAATGGCAACATATGGACCACGCAAGTGTCTTCCATCAGCTTCAATATAGGAGAACTGGATATACCAATTCCTCTTAGCGATTATTACCGCGAGCCTCTTGAAATCAAGTTGACAAAATCATCATCACTGTATAATAGTAATTGCATGTCGGAATTTCGTTTGTACAATAAGAAGGACGCAAACGCATTAAAAGCGTGTGAAAATTATATCAGACAAGCACCACTCAATCAAACCAAGACGACCAATCCGAATGTTGGATTTGGAAATGAGACGATTGACCTTACCTTCGCCGACAATGGAACTTTAGCAAATAATATAGTGTCATACCTCGGAATTAATGAAGCAAAATACAACACAATGGGAGGGAGCAGCAGATACGGTTCGCCTGGTAATGTATGGGATATTCCAACTAATCACTACCTATTCAGCAAGCAGAACCGCATAACGACGGATATAAGGTTGACGGATGACCTGCCGGAGATTCCCTATGCCAATCCGTACTCCTTCTTCCATGCAGGCTGGAAATGGCGCATCATTGCGCTGGGATATTCCGCCAAGACGGATGTTTATACAGCGACGCTCCACCACAGTACCGCCATTGATTGATAGCAGCAGGGGAACAGCGACAAACTGTTCCCCTGCATTACTTACCAAGTCCCCGTCTTTGGCGTGTCCCATTCAGTTACCAAAGACACATCCACAAGACCGCCACTGCCGAACAATGTGCCGCTGTATTCCGTGGCGCGATTAGCGCGGAAGGGTGCACCGTTGATAATGGCATTGCCGATGACATCACCGTTGCCGTCCTTGGCTTGCACGCTGACATTGGTTACCCACTCGCTTGCGCCACTGATGCTATACATGGCAACGGATGCCTGCCCTGTTGTGCCCACATAACTTGCAGGCACTTGCACGGCGGTGGTCTTCTTTTGAGCAGCCACAGGCTCACCGCTCATGTAGTCAATGCCATAATACCAGCGGTCGGGTGTCACCTCGATGGAGGCACAGCCGGTAGGGATAGCGTCCGTCGGGGTAATCTTCAACTTGGTCACAACGCGATCCAACGTCACTGCCCTGTTGCCGTTGCTGGTGCTTACAACCGTCACCTCGTAATCCGCCCAAAAGGTGTCACGAACTGACGACCATGTGATAGCGTGCCCGTCAGCATCTACCGAAGCACCCTCGCCACGACTGGCGACAAAATAGATATGGTGCTCACCGTAAGCCAGCGACATCTGCGGCTTTCCAAAGTCTGCGTCCGTAGCCACCTGGTGCACTTGTTGCACGCACTCACCGCCAACATAGTCAAAAACCCACAAGTCGGTCATATCTTTGCCATCGGCTTGCAGGTAGGCGGTTGTCTCATTTCTACCAACGTAAGAACGCGCCGCCTGCTCGCCATTTCCCTGCTCATTGTTGACATCAATACCTTCTGAGAATGTAGCACCGCCAAAATCGCCCTTAATCGTAAAAGTGAAATTCTTCGTCTCTTTGGCTGTGGTTTCGCCGCCGCCGCCATCCACGACATCGTTGAACACTGCCTTTTCGCAACTTGACAACAGCAGCGCAATCGCTGCTATCATCATCACACTCGTCTTTTTCATGTTGTTTTTGTTTTTAGATTGTTAGTAATATTATTTAAGTTTGTTGTGTGACTGTCTGTCAGTCACTCTTTGTCAATTTTTCTGCCACCCTGTCAAAATCCTCGTGCACGCTCTCCGCCAGCACCTTCGCATATCGTTGCGTCTGTGTGATGTTAGTATGTCCAAGCATCCTCGACACATTCTCAATCTTCGCCCCGTTGCGGAGCATATACGTGGCAAACGTGTGCCGTGCCAGATGTGAGTGCAGCGGCGTGGCTATCTCCGCCATCGCCCCCAGACTCTTCAAATGGCGGTTATAGTCCGCATTGCTCAGCCGTGGAATCTTCCAGCCGTACCGCTCCAGCACTTTGACCGCCGGAGGCAGCAGCTGCGAGACATAAGGCACACCCGTCTTGATTCTCTCCCCGACGTGCTGCCATACCTTGCCGTCCCACTTATAGTCGCCGATGTCGAACGCCTGCATATCCGAATAAGGCAAACCCGTGTACATCTGGAACACAAATAAGTCCCTCACCACCTCCAGCACCGAGCCCTTCGGCACCAGCAGTCGCTCGAATCGCTGCATCTCATCTTCCGTCAGATATTCCGTCGACAGTTTCTCGCCCCGCTTAAACTGCCCCTTCAGGCGGTCATACGGGTTGATGTCTATCTTCCCCATTTTGAATGCCCGATTGAGCAGAGCCTTCAGACACTTATGGTAGTTATACACCGCCCCGTCACTCAGCCGCTCGGCCTTCTGCCCGCGCCGAATGGCGGCATCACTCTGTGGCTTCGTTATTGTGTGCAGGTAAGCGTCGAAGCCCATAATGTTCTCCACCGTCACGTCCTGCCACCGCTTCATCTGCCCGAAAGCCTCCAGCCGTGTTAGCAGCGGGTCGTAATGCTTCCTCGTGCCCTCAGATACGCCCAGCACCGGCACCTGCGCCGCCAGCCAGTCCATGAACACCGGCTTGTCTGATTGCGCTTCGACAGTCTGCCACACCTGCCGCCGCATCTCTTCGGTATTGATAGGTTCGCCCGCGTCCACGCATGCGTTCACGAGCGCGAGTACTTTGTTATATATAATCCCAATCTTGCGGTTCAGTTCATCCTTTCCGGGACAGTTCACGAGTTGCCCAGCTACCAGCTCGCTCTTGTAGCACTTCACGCCCGTGCCGAAATGGTATGACTTCCTGGCTACTGTCACGCGAATCTCCACCTGACCCTTGCCGCCTTCTGCGACACGCCCTCGGTGGTCCCACACGATTGCACTTGTCACTTTTGATATATTCATACTTGTTTTTTTTTGATTTGCGCAACAAGGGCATTCCTGTCATCAGGGGACTAAACTGTTTCCCCACTTTTCGGGAATGTTTCCCCACCCGTTTCCCCTCTGGGGTAACAATGGGGAAACAATCCGTCATTTTTGCCCCGATTTGCTCCGATTTTGCATTTCTTCATAATCTCTACATTTAAGCGTCAACTCCTTTATTTACGGCGGATGCAGCGATTTTCGGCATAATCCCGCCACATCTAAAAGTGATCCGTTTGGGATTGTGCATAATTTGACATAAATGGCTATATCACAATAGGTTAATCGTGTTTCATAGTATCGGGGTGGGGAAACATTGGTAAGTTTCTCCACGATTATTACGGTTAATGCTATTACTAAAATGATGTTCATACCTGTGCGCGAGGGGTTTCTGTTTTGTCGGCAACGCCGATGGGGAATGGATTGTTGCTAATGTAATCCTCGATGTCGGCAGATAATGACATTGAGCGGAGGTCAGCAATCACTTTTGACAGTCTGACGATTTCGTCTGCCTGTGACTTGATTTTGTCAGATTGAAGGTCGATGATGGTCTGCTTGTCGGCAATCTGCTGATTAAGGGAGGCAATCTCGCGGGCATGGGCTTCAAGAAGGGTGGCTTGTTCTGACTTTAATAATTCAATGGATTCCATCTGCGCGGCAAGGGCGGCGTTTATGATGCTGGAGGAATCTATTCCTGTGGCTGATGACTGTGTATGCATCTGGCGGTTGGCTTTTTCTAATTCCGTGGACTTTACATCTTCTTCGACAGTCAGGAGGTCGCCCTCACCAGTCAGAAGGTAGTTGAGATTGAAGACACCTGGATAGGCTGCACATATCTTCTTGAACAGGTTGTCGGTAAGATTAGCCTTTGCGCCGTTCATGGCGGCTGACAACCCCGTTCGTTGTATATGAAGGAAATCAGCCAATGCCTTCTGCGATTTTATACCATGATGTGCATAAAGATGTTTATACACTTCGTTTAATCTTTGTGCTCTTATTATATCTTTCTTCTCCATAGTTATACGATTTTTGTTAAAAGATTATAAATTATTCATACACTTAGTATAATGTTTGTACGGAAGTTATTATATTTGCACCCGTAATTAAGTAAAAAATATTATGGGCATAGAAATAGCCGTATGACTTTCACAAGCCATTTGTAGAGGTAACGGGCTACAAATATACGGCTTTTCTCCCCATAATTGTACAAAACGTATAATTAAATTAAGTAAAATTATGATTTGCGACAAAGTGTCAAGAGACGACATCAGAGCCATTGAGATTGGCAAGATGGGCGTGTTCGTGCTTCCCAATGCAAAGGCAGTAGAGAGTGCCAGGGTACAGTTCTCTACGATGAAGCGGCTGGAAGACATGGACTTCGAGCGTGTGGAGACTGGCGAACCTTTAACGATTGCTTATAAGAGGTTGAAATAAGCACGGCTATGAACTGGAAACAATTAGAGGTCAAGATTCTCGACGTAATTCGCAGGGCATTCAAGCAATACTCTGAGAAGTGGGTGACGGCTGAGACGCTGGCGGAGCATATCGAGACGCTGAATGCCAACTGGCTGAAGAGGAACGGTTCATGCTTCAACAGGCAGCGGGTGGAGTGGGATGACCGAAAAGGCAATCACCACACGGGCAGCTGGCTCTATCCGCTGCATGAGATTCAGGAGATGATGGAAGACGGCAGGATCAAGAGGCTGCAAGTAAGGTAAGCGATGGATGCTGTGGGGATACAGCAGCACACGACAAAGGAAGGTTGGCTGAGAGGTTGAAAGCACCGCACCGCTAACGCGGTTGTCAGAAATGGCACGGGGGTTCGAATCCCTCACCTTCCGCAAGACTGAAAGGAGAAGAGCTCATTGACTTATTGGTAACAAGGACACCGCTATAGCAAGGGTATCACGAACAGGAAGAGGAAATGTCTATACCACACCGTGGATGTGTGTCACGGTGGTAGCTCGGAATTGAGGCGACCGTAGTCACTGCGTGAACTGCCGGATAGCGGGTAACACACACATAAATCTCATTGGCAAGCCGTGTAGCTCAGTTGGTAGAGCGTGCACAGAATGAAGCCAACGGCTCAAGTTACAGTCACCACCACGGTGGCAATACCTTAGCGTGCAAGGTCGCAGGTTCGAGTCCTGCCACGGCAACACTTTAAACCTATTTTAAAAGTAAAGAATATGAAAGAATTGATGAAGATGTGGATGAAGGATTGCCGGAAGAGCAACCTCCACAAGGAAGACCTCAAGAATGCCTGCATCGTATTAGTAGGCTTGTTCGCAATCATGTGCTGCGCCGGTTGGCTGGAGCAGTTGTAATAACCCAATATCATGGAAAAGAAGAAAATTGAAAAGGGCATCATCATTGAGTTCGTTGACAACAAGAACGGCGTGAGCATCAAGAAATGTTGCGCCAGCTGCCAAAATCATGATGTCTTAGACGATGAAGGACCGCGCCGCATGTGCCTCACGAAGAAGAAGCCAGTACACAAGGGAGACTGTTGCGGTTCTTGGAAATTAAGTGACTACATGAATAACATTAGATTACACAGAAATGGAATTTGA